AAGAGATAGAAGTAAAAGAAGATGTACAATTAGCTGAAGAAGTTATCGAAGAAGTAAAAGATGAAGTTTCTGATGAGATTCCTGTAGAGGAAATTGAAAAAGAAGATTTATACGCTACTAAAGAAGAACTTTCTAAAGCTATTGCTGAAGTAAAAGCAATGTACGACCAATTAATGGAATCAATGAGTGACGAAAAGTCTCCTGAAGTTCCAGAAGAATTGAATTCTGAAGAAGTATCAGAAAAAAGTGAAGTGGAATTATCTTCACAGGAATCAGAAGTAGAGCCTATTGCTCATTCTCCTGAATCCAACGTAGAAAAAAACAATGTTCATTTGTATGGTCAAAAAAGACCTCAAACAATAATGGATAGAGTATTAAACAAAATATCATAATAAAACCAAAACTAAAATAATTAAAAATGGCTACTACAACTTCAATTACAAGTACTTATGCTGGAGAGTTTGCTGGAAAGTATATCTCTGCTGCATTATTATCTGGTTCTACTATAGAAAATGGTGGAATTTCAGTAAAACCTAACGTAAAATTTAAAGAAGTAATCAAGAAAGTCGCTACAAGCGGACTTATTGCTAATGCTTCTTGTGATTTTGCTGACACAGGTTCAGTTACATTAACTGAAAGAATCCTTCAACCAGAAGAATTCCAAGTTAACATTGAACTATGTAAAAAAGACTTCCGTTCTGACTGGGAAGCTATTCAAATGGGATATTCTGCATTTGATAAATTACCTCCACAATTTAGTGATTTCTTAATCTCTCACGTTGCTGCTAAAGTTGCTGAGAAGACTGAGCAAAATATCTGGAGTGGTGTTAACGCTAACGCTGGTGAATTTGATGGATTCTCTACTTTATTAGCTGCTGATTCTGATGTTATAGATGTAACTGGTTCTGCAATTACTTCTGCTAACGTAATCGCTGAATTAGGTTCTATCGTAGATGCAATTCCTTCTTCTTTATACGGACAAGAAGATATGTATTTATATGTATCACAAAATATCGCTAGAGCTTACGTAAGAAGCTTAGGTGGATTTGGTGCTTCTGGATTAGGTGCTGCTGGTACAAACTCTCAAGGAACTCAATGGTGGAACAACGGTTCATTAAGCTTCGATGGTGTAAAAATCTTTGTTGCTAATGGATTAGCTGATGACACTGCTGTTGCAGCTGAAAAATCTAACCTATACTTTGGAACAGGTCTTTTATCTGACCACAACGAAGTTAAAGTTATCGATATGGGTGACTTAGATGGTTCTCAAAATGTAAGGTGGAGTACAATACGGAATCGGAGGAGATATCGTATACAGAGTAAACGCTTAATAATAATTAAATAAAGGGTGGGTTTAACCACTCACCCTTTTAATACTAACTTTTAAAAAACTAATAATATGTCTTGTAATTTATCACTATACCGTTCAGAGCCTTGCAAGGATAGCGTTGGTGGATTAGATAAAGTTTACTTTGTAAATTATGGCACAATGGGAGATATCACTTATGATTCAACAAATACAGATTCTATAGAAGCTGTTGCTGGTACTCCAAGTGCTTATGAATACGATATTAAAGGAACTTCATCTTTTACACAAAACATTCAATCTAGTAGAGAGAATGGAACAACTGCTTTTGAGCAAGTACTAGAACTTTCTTTACACAAACTAACTGTTGCTGACCACAAGGAATTAAAATTACTTTCTTGGGGAAGACCTCATGTTATTATAAAAGATAATAACGGAAACTATTTCTTGTCTGGATTAGAACATGGAATGGATGTTTCAGGAGGAACTGTTGTAACAGGTGGTGCTATGGGAGATTTAAGTGGATACACATTAACGTTAACAGGAATGGAAAAGCTTCCTGCTAATTTCTTAGATGCTGACCCAACAACTACTGGGTTTACTGTTGTAAACTCTTAAACATAGTACACTATTAAACATAGTAGATATAAAGGGGCTTTTTGCCCCTTTTTCTATATAAAACAAAATCAATACTTTTCAGTTATCTTATTATGATAAGATTACTTCCAAATACAAATTCTCAGGTTATTAATATAATCCCTAGAGACAAAACGTCTTTGTCAAGTATAAATCTTACTATAACACAAGATGGAACTAACAAAAGCGAAACACTAACAAACCTTACAGCTTCTGACAATGGAAACTTTGTTTCTGTATCATTAGCTTCTACTATACTAAAAGATGAAACTGCTTATTACTTACAATTTAGTAAAGGTGGTGATTTATGGTATAGAGATAAGGCTTATGTAACTTCTCAAACAAATGATGAAGTAATACACACATTAAATACGAACAAGTACACTGAATATGGTGCTGGTTCTGAAGACGAATACATAGTAATATAATATGGAAAATAAAAATATTAGAGTAGTCAATTTATCTGGTTATGAAATACCAGAAATAAAAGAAGTCTACGGAAAAGACTGGGTTCAATACGGAGATAACAATGATTACTTTGATGAACTTATAGATAAATACTTAGGAAGTCCTACAAACGCTAGATGTATAAATGGTATTGTAGATATGATTTATGGTAGAGGATTAGAAGCTACAGACAGTGAAATAAAACCTGAGATGTATGCCAAAATGAAAATGCTCTTGAAACAAAAGGATTTAAGACGTGTTGTAAACGATTATAAGATGTTAGGTCAAGCTGCCGTTCAAGTGGTCTATAACAAGCGGAAAACAGCCATTGTGAAGGTGCTACACTTTCCTATGGAGACTCTTAGAGCAGAAAAAGCTAAAAAAGGTCAAATTGAAGCTTATTACTATCATCCTAAGTGGTGTGATATAAAACCTAGCGACAAACCTAAAAGAATACCTTCTTTTGGTAATGGTTCTAAAAAAGAAGTTATAGAAATATATGTATTTAAGCCATATAGGTCAGGATTTTATTACTACTCTCCAGTAGATTATCAATCTTGTTTGCAATATGCAGAATTAGAAGAAGAAGTAAGTAATTATCATATAAATAATATAAAGAATGGATTACAACCTTCTTTATTAATAAATTTTAACAATGGAGTACCTAATGAAGAAACTCAAGAGCTTATTGAACATAAAATATATGATAAGTTTAGTGGCTCTTCAAATGCAGGTAAATTCATACTTACTTTTAATGAGTCTACAGAAACTCAAGCAGATTTACAACCTATTCACTTGCCAGATGCTCATGCACAGTATCAGTTCTTGGCTGACGAAAGCAGGGAAAAAATAATGCTTGGTCATGGTATTGTTTCTCCTATATTATTAGGTATAAAAGATAATACAGGGTTTGGAAATAATGCAGAAGAACTTAGGACTGCTTCTATCCTTATGGATAATATAGTTATTAGACCATTTCAACAAAACATTATAGATGGTTTAGACGAAATACTTGCATTTAATAAAATATACTTAAGCTTATACTTTGTAACTCTACAACCAATAGAATTTACAGAATTAGAAAATATTTCTACTAAAGTTAAGAGAGAAGAAGAAACAGGAGAAAAATTAAGTTCACAAGAAGAATTAGATTTATCAGATGAAGGTGCAGAAGACCTATACACTCAATTAGAGGTATTAGGAGAGGTTGTTTCTGATGAATGGGAACTTGTACATAGTGAAGCAGTAAATGATGAGAATGAAGAGTTTGATTTAACTAAACTAAGTGTATCAGAAGATGATGCTAAACCTAATAAGAGGTCAAGTCAAGATAATTCTGGATATAAAATAAGATATTCTTATGGCCCTGTAAGAAACTCTGATAAAAGTAGAGTGTTCTGTAGACAAATGGAATCTCTTACAAGTAAAAACTTAGTATTTAGAAAAGAAGACATTACTCTTATGTCTTTTAAAGGAAGCTTCAGATGCTGTACAAGACGGATTTAAGGAACCAAACAATCCTCAAGAAGTCGAAGTTAGACCAGTAGATATGCCAAACAGAGGTGCTTATCCAAAAACTAAATAATTATGGCACAGAAAGCACTCTTTATAACAATAAACGATTTAAAAAGAAAATCTATAATAGATGGAAATGTAGATGCTGATAAACTCATACAGTTTATTGAAGTAGCTCAAGATACACATATTCAAAACTATTTAGGAGGATTACTCTATAAAAAACTACAAGCTTTGATATTAGCAGGCACTATAGATGATGCTGGTAATTCTGATTACAAGTTATTACTAGATGATTATGTAAAACCTATGCTTACTTGGTTTACACAAAGTTCTTACCTTCCTTTTGCTATGTATCAGATTAGCAATGGAGGTGTATTTAAACATAGAAGTGAAAACTCAGAAACTATTTCATTAGAAGAAATGAGAATGATGTTAGCTAAAGTTACTGAAACAGCAGAATTTTACACTAGAAGATTTGTGGATTACATGGACTACAACAGTACCCTATATCCAGAATATGTGTCTTCTACAAATGGAGATATGTACCCTGATAAAGATGTCAATTTCAATTCTTGGGTACTTTAATGAAGAGTAAAAAAATAAAAACATATAAACCTAAAGAAAGTAATGTGGCTAAGTTAGATACTTTCTTACAAAAACTAAATAAAGATGGCTACACTTTCAGGAAATAAAATAAAAAATACATATCAGTCACTTGTAAAGTTTTCTGATAACGGAAATATAACAGTTGGTGCAAAACAATTAACTGATGGTTTTGGTAATAACTCACCTATGTTTGTCTCAACAACACAAGTAGGAATAGGTGTAACACCAGAAGCAGGATTAAACCTTCACATCTTTGGAGATGCTAAAATAGGTAGCAACTTAACAGTCATTGGAAACTTAGTAGTTGAAGGAAGTACAACAACAGTAGGAACAGACACATTAACAGTTAAAGACCCTTTAATTGTATTGGCAAACAACAACACCTCTACAGACGCAGTTGACATAGGTTTTTATGGCAAATATACTCCTTCAGGTACTACACTATACTCAGGACTGTTTAGAGAAGCTCTAACAGGCAAATATAGATTGTTTAAAGGATTAGAAGACGAACCTACTACAACAGTAAACACAAGTGGAACAGGATATACTAAAGCAGATTTAGTTATAGGTGATTTAGAAGCTGAAAGAGGCACTTTTACAGACAGTATTTTTGTTTCTCCTAGTTTATATGTATCTGATGCTATTCTGCACACAGGAGATATAGATACTAAATTAGAGTTTTTAAGCGACCAAATTAAATTTAGTACAGGAGGTAGTTTTAGATTAAGTATAAATAATTCTTATAGTGAATTTTTTACAAATGTTAGATTTGAAGATGGTATAAAAGCACAATTTGGTGATAATCAAGATTTAAAGATATATTATGATGGCACTACAGATAGAGCTTATTTTAATTCTACTTCGGCAAATCAATCTATATTTGCAGGAGGAGCAGAATCATTTATTCGGGTTGGAGGAACTCAAAACGCATTAGTAGCTAATCACAACGGAAATGTTTCATTAAATTATTCTGGAGCTACAAAATTAAGTACTTCTTCAACAGGTGTTACAGTTGAAGGAATTGTAGCATCAGATGGTTTAGATTTAGGAGATAATGATAAAATAAGATTAGGAGATTCACAAGATTTAGAGATATATCACAATGGAACTACAGGGTATATAGTAAACACAAGACCAAGTGGCGATTTGTATTTTAGAAATGAAACAGGTAGTATGGTATTTCAAATACAAGATAGTGGTACTTATGCTAGTTATATTATATTAAGAAGTACTGGTGGAATACAAATAGATGAAGACACTAAATTTACTGATAATGTAAAAGCTAGTTTTGGGGATAGTAACGATTTAGAGATTTATCACGATGGAACAAATGCTTCATTTATATCAAATACAAATACAACTTTACCTTTACAAATATTTACTGATGATTTAGATATAAAAAGTTATAGTTTACAAAACAATATGATTATAGCTAATTCTGGTGGTGCAGTGCAATTATATTATGGTGGTTCATTAAAATTAAGTACAAGTTCAACGGGAATACAGGTTTTAGGTGATTTAACAGCAACTAATGGTGTTCATTTAGCAGATAACGTAAAAGCTAGTTTTGGGGGTAGTGATGATTTAGAGATTTATCACAATGGTTCACACGCTTATTTAACAAATGATACAGGTAATTTTGAAATTACTACTACAAATAATTTAATATTACAAGATGCTTCGTCAAATAAATGGATGATGACTAATCAAGGAGGAGGTGTATTATTGTATTATAATGGTGGGACTTCAAAACTAACCACAACTCCGACAGGAATTTCTATAAATGGTAGAATATCAGGATTGACTGACCCTACATTAGCACAAGATGCTGCAACTAAAGCATACGTTGATACTATATTTGCATCATCAGATACTTTAGCAGAAGTTTTATCTTTTGGAAATGAAACTTTAGGAAATAGTATTATTATAACTACTGAAGATGATGTATTTTTCAGGGATAATTCTATGGCTATTTTTGGAAATGCTAATGATTTAAGCATATACCACGATTCAAGCAATAGTCATATTAGAAATGCTACAGGAGATTTATTAATAAGTGCATTAGAAGCAGATAGCAATATAAAGTTTTATACTGATAATGGTACAGGAACAACTGTTTCAAATTTAGAAATAAGTGGTTCAACAGGTACAGTTTCATTAAAATATTATGGTTCACAAAAACTATACACTACAAGCACAGGTGTTAGTATAACAGGTAGAATATCTCAATTAACTGACCCAAGTGCAGCACAAGA